GAGTTTAAGTCGAACCTTATCGAGCACTCGATGTCGACGGCTGAAAGTTGGCTTGTAGACATGATGCGCCATCGCAAGGGTGAATTTGCTAAGGGTGCAGTCGGGTCGCCCTTCCATGCGCTTATCGATCGATTGCTTGGCAGTATGCCCGCGGGCGTTAAGGTTCCCCAGGCCGCACTACTGCACGCGCTTAAGGAAGCCGGTTGGATTGATGTTGGCCGGTTAGCTAGCGCGGAATACACGACCAAAAAGCATGTCTTCGCTGCGCCTGAGCTTGCCAATAGACTAAGCAAATCGGAGCTTAGGCGCTTGGTCGAAGATAGCGCGCCCGCGTCGAAGATGGCGCTTGTGAAGTAAGGTTTTAGCGCTTATGCGCGGGAACAAAAAAAGCCCGTCACTTGGACGGGCTAAACCCACAGGGAGGGAGGGGAGAAGTTCCGGCTATAAGTCTAGCATTTCAAAGATGATCCATGCAATGATCGAACCAACGATTAAGGCTAGCATGGTGGAAGCGTCCATGTTCTAAAGGCCTTTTGTTTTTGCATGGTTTCAGCGCACTCGGTCGAAGGTGGGCGCCAACCATAGCGCCGCCATACGGTTTCGACAGGCACGCACCATTTATCGGGCGTTATTTGATGCGCTAACAGCGCGAGCCATTCAGGCGGTTTATTGTCGTCAGTCATATGCACCCCCTATAGGTTAAAAAAGACTGCGCACGCGAGCGCAACGCCGAATACAAGCGCAACTATCCAATCAATTATCAAGTCCATCTCTCATCCCTTCAATAATATGAGCCACTGCTAACCAGTAGCGGTAACCAAGCCCATCGTGGGCGAATTTATCGGCCATGTAAGAGCAAAACACAAGCGCATGATCGCCGTACATGCTGATTACTTTTTCGGCAGTGGTGTAAATGGGCATTTTTTATTTCCGCTAATAATTTCAACGTACTCTTGCCATTCTTGAGAAGTCATTTCATGCCCGCCAACGATGAAGGCTTCTGTGGCGCCATTAGGTTCGCCGTTGGACAAGTAAGGTCTATGCGAGACAATCCGGCCGGTGGACAATTTAACGTCAGGTTTCATTTCATTAGTCCTTTTAATAGCGTGCTTCACCGTAAACTTCAACGGTTTTCTTGTCGCGCACTAGGCGCAATTGCTTGCGCGGAAATACAGTCCATTCAGGCAATGGAAAGCGTGAATCGATCAGGCGCACGGTGATCTGATCGCCGTGCACGCCTTCGACCACGCCAACGCCTTTGGGCGTTATGACGCGATCATGCTTCCGCATATGCGTCGATCATATGCTTGGCGATCTCGTACCAATTAACGTCGGACAAAAACGCAAGTGCGTAATCACGCGCAAAACCTTCGTTTGACGTTGCGTCGATGAGTTCTTCAGCGTAGTCCTTCAAGTCGTGCCCAAGATCATAAGCTTCTTGTGTGAGATCAAAACCTTCAGGGTCTTGCCCATCAAAAATTTCAAGATTGACGCGCCAAGTCGCGTAATTTGTCCAACCGTTGTAAGTTGCCATGATTAACTGTCCTTTACTTTAGTTGAGTGTCGGCACAATGCGCGCCCCTATGCGCCCAGGTTAGTAGGCGCATAAAGTCAAGCATTGATTACATGCGCGCCCATGATGGAACGGGCGCATCGCCCTGCGTTGCATCGTTTCGCAGGGGCATGAGCAATAGTAGCGCGTCATGCTTTAGCCCTGTCACTTGCGCGCATGAGCGCCCATTGTGGTGGATTGCCGTTGCGTATTCATCTTGGCCCAACACTTTGCGTATGTCATTGATGCGCGACAATAGTTCAAGATTGAACTGCGCAAGCTCGCCTGATAACGTTTGCGGCACGACACGGCGCCAATCGGGAAATTTACCGTCAACTAACGTGTTAACCGCTTTCGTTGCGCCTGAAATGGTGTAACCCTTATCGTCGACTTCAATGATTAGCGGAAGCGTATGCTTGCCTGCTTTCGCGGGCTTGATAGCGTCAAGATCAACGCGATCAATAATGAACTGCCCATTGATGCGGTCTTCGATCGCGTCAGCGCTGACAGGAAAACTAAGCATCATGTGACCATCCGTTGCGACTAAGACAACGGTGTCTTTTGATGCGTCGACACAAATGCCATTCAGATAGTAGCGAATGTCTTTTTTTGGCGCAGCAGTTAAAAGGGCTTTGATGATTGCGTAATCGATTGTGATTTTCATGATTAACTGTCCTTTACTGTAATGGATTAAAAAGGCCCGTAGGCCTTTGAGTTAACGCGTTACGTTCTGATAGTCGGGATGGAAGATACCAACAGAATAGCCAAGCGAGCGTATCGCCCAATCTTTAGCATATTGCTGACGCTCGGGATAGGTGAAGTTTTCCGAGTCAATGATGCGGATGGCATCTTCCAGGCAAAAGCGAGAGTTACTGCAAGATGCGTGTTTACGCGCCAGTGCGATTACTTGTTGCGTCGTCATTTTTAACCCCTCAAGTTTGTTTGTGAGCCTTCAGTGTAAATCATTGTTTTGCAGAAGTCAAGATTGGCAAGTTTAAACGCGTGAATTGCCCAGGAAATGACGGTTAGATTGCCAATGATTGCCAATGGCAAGTGCTTGATTTACAAGACAATTACGGGGCTATTGGCAGTCTTGTCATTTATTTTGTATTGCAAGGGTCTATCAGTGTGGGGCTAGGCTAACTTAAAAGGCATGACAATTTTGCCAATATTGCCAATGATTGGGGCTTTTCGCCCTCCCCGCCCCCCGACGCATGAAGCCAGCCGAAATCATTGGCAATCTTGGCAATGGCAAAACAATTGCCAAGATTGCCAATGTTTACAAATACCAGATCATTGCCTAGATTGCCAATTGTCCTAAAGTCTAGAGCATTACCCAACTTGCCAATCGCTACAAAGTCTAGAGCATGACCCAAACTGCCAATCGGTTTTTGGGTTTTTGCTTGAGGCCCCCGGGTAGGTCCGGCCGACCGGTCGGCTGGAGCCGGAGGGTCCACAAGAAATTTTTTTTATTTTTATAAGTTTCCGCGCCCACTAGCCAAAAGTATTAGAATCCCTTACGCTTAGGTCATCTTGGTAAAATTGGCATATGTTTAAAAGTCTCCCCATCACAGTACGAGAAATCAAAGCGACAGAAGCTGTACTGGAGCGCATATACGACGCTGCGTATCTAGGGTTAAAAGAAGATTCGTTGGCGCTAGCGGCAGGGTTGTTACCTGTAGAGTACCGGCTACTTAAACAGCATGACAAACTTGCCGAGATTGCCGAACTCAAGGGGCGCGCAGATAGTGAGCGCGAGCACAGCCAGCACATGTTGAACGCAGCGCGTCAGGGTGATTCTAAGGCGGCGCTAGAGATACTGAAGCACACGCATGGTTGGGTCGCCAAGCAGGCGGTGAGTATTGAGGTAGACCAGCGCATCAGCGTGATCGACGCATTAAGAGCGGCGGAGACGCGCGTCGATGAGGGTAAAGTGATCGACGTGACGCCACAAAGTGAAAAGCTAACACATGCAAAAACCAATATACAGTCCAGAGGACGAGCAACTGCTAATGACGCGGTTGTGGTCCCCCGCGATTAAGGACGACCCCGAAGCGTTTGTATTGTTCGCCTTCCCGTGGGGGCAGGAGAACACGCCACTGGCGAAGTACGGCGGACCGCGCATGTGGCAGCGTCAGGTGCTGCGCGACATCAAGGCGCACATACAAGATAACAAGGGTAAGGTGGACATGGACACGCTGCGAGAGGCAGTCAGTTCAGGTCGAGGGATCGGTAAGTCGGCGTTAGTGAGTTGGCTGATCATGTGGATGCTGTCCACACGGATAGGGTCAAGCGTGATCGTAAGCGCTAACAGTGAGGCGCAGCTACGGTCGGTGACCTGGGGCGAGCTGACTAAGTGGTCGACGATGATCATCAACGCGCACTGGTGGGAAATCAGCGCAACCAAGCTGCAACCGGCTAAGTGGCTGTGCGACATCGTGGAGCGTGACCTGAGGAAGGGTACGCGGTACTGGGCGGCAGAGGGTAAGCTGTGGTCAGAGGAGAACCCTGACAGTTACGCGGGGGTGCACAACCACGATGGGATGATGTTGATCTTTGATGAGGCGTCGGGTATTCCTGACGGCATCTGGTCGGTGGGGGCGGGGTTTTTTACGGAGAACATATTAGATAGGTACTGGTTCGCGTTCAGTAACCCGCGACGCAACACGGGGTACTTCTTTGAGTGCTTTCACGCCAAGCGCGACTTTTGGCGCACAAGGCAGGTGGACGCAAGAACGGTCGAGGACACTGACAAACAGGTGTATCGACAGATTATCGATGAGTATGGTGAGGACTCAAGCCAGGCGCGGGTCGAGGTGTACGGTGAGTTTCCGTCAAGTGGTGACGATCAGTTCATCTCGCCAAGCCATGTGGCCGACGCGGCGGCGAGACCTCGGTACAAGGACGAGACCGCGCCAATCGTGATCGGGGTCGATCCAGCGCGGGGTGGGGCGGACTCGACCGTTATTGCAGTGCGGCAGGGGCGTGACTTGGTGGCGATCCATCGGTATCATGGCGAGGATACGATGACGATCGTGGGTCGGGTAATTGACGCCATCGAGCAGTACAAGCCAACGCTCGTGGTGCTGGACGAGGGTGGGCTAGGGTACGGTATATTAGATAGGCTACACGAGCAGCGGTACAAGGTGGTAAGGGGTGTAAACTTCGGTTGGAAGGCGAAGAACCCTGTGATGTACGGTAATAAACGCGCTGAGTTGTGGGGCACGATGAAGGAGTGGCTTAAAACTGCTTCCATTCCGAACGATAGAGCGTTAAAGTCTGATCTGGTTGGGCCTACCATAAAACCCAATTCGTCGGGTACAATTTTCTTAGAAGGTAAAAAGGAAATGAAAGCCCGAGGATTAGCATCACCCGACGCTGCTGACGCACTGGCAGTGACGTTTGCATTTCCGGTCGCGCACAGGCAGTATGTTGAAAAGACTACGAACCGTGCGTACAACAGCAATGGTGTAGCAACATCTTGGATGGGCGCTTAAAATGGCTACTAAACCCGGACTATACGCAAACATTCATGCTAAACGCGAACGCATCGCTGCGGGCAGCGGTGAGAAGATGCGTAAGCCTGGCACTAAAGGTGCGCCTACAGCAAAGGACTTTCGTGACTCGGCAAAGACTGCCAAGAAGCCGATGAAAGGAAAATAATGCCACTTGTTAAATCCACCAGCAAAGAAGCCTTTCGCAAGAACATCAAGGCTGAGGTTGCCGCAGGTAAACCAATCAAGCAGGCGGTTGCAATTGCTTACAACACCAAACGTGCTGCGGCGTCTAAAAGGCCAAGCACTAAACCGATGGCAAAGACGAAGTAATGGCAACGCTTAAACAAGACCCTACAGGTATTGAAGGCGCGGGTAAGGTATCCGCTCGCGGCGGACCTGACCAGAAAGATCATCGAGACACGCTGCAACTAATGCGTGATCGGTTGCGGCAAGCAATCGGTGCGTACTCGGAAAGCCGTGAGGACGAGCTAGATGACTTGCGTTTTATGGCTGGCTCACCCGACAATCAGTGGCAGTGGCCGCAAGATGTGTTGGCAACACGCGGCTCGGTGCAAGGGCAGACGGTCAACGCTAGGCCATGCCTGACGATCAACAAGCTGCCGCAGCACGTAAGGCAGGTAACAAACGAGCAGCGCCAGAACCGGCCAAGCGGCAAGGTCATACCCGTTAATGATCAGGCTGACGTAGAAGTCGCTGAGGTGCTCGATGGCATCGTGCGGCACATTGAGTACATGTCAGATGCTGACGTGGCCTACGACACAGCGTGCGAGAACCAAGTAACTTATGGTGAGGGCTACATTCGTATTCTGACCGAGTATTGCTACGAAGATAGTTTTGATCAAGACATCAAGATCGCTCGCGTACGCAATAGCTTCAGTGTCTACATGGACCCGTTGATCCAAGATCCGTGCGGTGCAGACGCTGAGTGGTGCTTTATTACCGAGGACATGCTCAAGGAAGATTACCAGCGCATGTACCCTAACGCTGCGCCACTGTCATCGATCATGGCGCAAGGTATTGGCGACCAAGACATCAGCCAGTGGATCACTGAGGATACGATTCGTATTGCTGAATACTTCTACATCGCGCACAAAACGGAAACGCTGTACCTGTACCCAGGCAACAAGTCCGTGTTTAAAGGCTCTGTTGAAGATGCTACGCTACGCTCAATGGGGGTAAAACCCATACGCGAGCGTCAAGTAGACCGTAAAAAAATCATGTGGATGAAAACCAATGGTTTTGAGGTGCTTGAGGAGCGTGAATGGGCGGGCAACTGGATACCTGTCGTACGCGTCGTAGGTAACGAGTTCCAAGTTGATGGGCGTATTTTCATATCAGGCATCGTGCGTAACGCCAAAGATGCCCAACGGATGTACAACTACTGGACAAGCCAAGAAGCTGAAATGCTTGCGCTTGCCCCTAAAGCCCCATTTATTGGCTACGGTGGTCAGTTTGAGGGTTATGAGTATCAGTGGAAGACGGCTAATACGCAAAACTGGCCGTATTTAGAGGTCAATCCCGATGTAACGGATGGTGCTGGGTCAATATTGCCGTTGCCACAGCGTGCCGCACCACCACTACCCCAAACAGGCCTCATTCAAGCCAAAATGGGGGCGTCTGAAGACATAAAAGCTACCACAGGCCAGTACGATGCGAGTCTGGGCCAAGTGTCAAACGAGCGTTCTGGACGTGCTATTTTAGCTAGGCAGAAGGAATCTGACAACGGCACATACCACTATGTAGATAATTTAGCGCGTGCTGTGCGTTATGTGACCCGTCAGTTGGTGGACTTAATACCTAAAATCTACGATACACAGCGTATTGCTAGGATTGTTGGTATTGATGGCGAGACCAACATGGTCAAGATCGATCCAACCCAACAAGAGCCGGTCAAAAAGATTGTGGACCAGACGGGCGTGGTACTCGATAAGATTTACAACCCTTCCGTTGGTCGTTACGACGTGGTGGTGACCACTGGACCAAGCTACATGACCAAGCGCCAAGAGTCGATGGATGCTATG